GTATTGAACAGAGAGAAACGCTTCTCCGTCAGCCCATACTTGCGCTGAATTCCTTGACCCCACCATTCGCCAAAGTGGGTACCTGGACCAAGCCCTTCGATGAGCTCTTGGGAATGCTCCGTCACCCAGCGAGCAAAGCCGGCATTGTCATTTTCTGGCGTGATGAACCGAGTCCTGCTCGCAGCGCGAATCTGACCATCCTCTGAAATCCAAACACTGGCGTTCGTGCCATCGATTTTTTCAGTGACGATGCACTCTCGCGACAGCCGTCGAATGTGTGGAAATTCTGTAAATTCGTTCTCGTTCATTGTACCAGCTCCAATCTCAGTCTCCATTCGTTGTTTGGTCCCAGCCAGTGAGTAACCGCCATAGACATCTTGTCGCACTCTGGACACTCCAAAGCGTCGTAGGGAGCCTCTTTGTGCACTGCAGACGTGGCTTCTTTTCCACACTCGCGGCACTTGACTCTGGCCACCAGCCAGCATGCGCGGCGCTCGTCTAGGTCAATGACATCTGCCATGAATCAAAACCTGATAGTGCAGCTCTTGAAGACTAGCCCACAGCAAACCACTCCGGACGCGGGCTTCCCCAGAGGGTTTAGCGCCGTGACTCCGCTGCACGACATTGGGGCCCACCCCGTGATACTAATGTCGGTATAGCCAGCGATTTTCAGCGTCCTGACCGTATCGTCATCATTGGTGCACGCTGATGCTAGCAGGCACAACAAGGCAATCGCTTTTCGCATGCCCAACTCATGCCACGCAGGCATCAGCCCGTCAAGGTCATCTTTGCCGGTTTCTGCGACTTGATTTCGGACCTGCTAGCCGCGTCGTTGCCAAGAGCAGACTGTAAAGCCGGCAGCATCTTGTTTTCTTCGATCATTGCCCGAACCTTCTCGATTTGGGACGGAATGTCCTCAATGCGAAGGTATTGGGCGATGAACTTAAGTGCCGCCTCGATGTCCACAATCCCATAGACCTTGAAGGCCTTTCCGGCCGCGTCTACCGCCAACTGAACGTCTGCCAGCGAAGGCTCGAAGTAGTCAGGCCAGTGCAAGTCTACCTCGTCACCGTTGCCCAGGACGCGTTCTTCGAACGTCACCTTGGAAGGGTCCTTGGTGTCCACGACCTTCTTCTTCGGCAGGCGGATTACCTGTTGCTGGACCTCTGCCGTACCGTCTGCAGCACGTCCAATGGTCACGCCAGTCAGCCTGCGCGCTGCCCGCAATACCTTCTCGAGCAGTCGAACCAGCGGGTCGCCATAGGTCTGCCGGAAGTCGTCAGCGCGGTCGAGCATGGCCGAAAAGTTGCGATTGATTTCGGTCGCCGTGCGGTCAGCACCCCCGATGTTGCCATGCGAATTCTCAAGAATGCACCGACACATCGTGAGGACATGTTCCTCAAAGGTGTTGGCCAAGTCGGCTGCGGCTTTCGCCGATTGCCCGGTGGTTTCCAAATTGGTGACGCTTCCGCCCTTTTCAACCTGAATGCCTTCCTTGTGCCCCATTCGGATGCCATTGCGGAATTCACGATCGGAGGCAATAACGGTACTCGGGTCGCAGTTGGCCTGCACGCCGACCGTGGATTCCGACCAAAGACCGTCAATGACTTTGATCTTGTCGTAGCAGCCGTGACAGTCAGGATCGCCATCGATGTCGTCGTCGACCGGCTCGTTCTGAATCCACTCGCAGGGCACTTCGCCCAAGTTGTGCTTGACGAGGACGTTGGGCTCGTTTGCCCAGTCGGGCTCCTCGTTGATGATCACCTTGACCTTGCGCCACACAGTGTCCGTATTGGCGTCAATTACGCGGCGATACCAGTACCAAACGGCGTACGGCGTTCCGTCCATTGGGTCGCGCTGCCACTCTGGATACTGGTATTGAATCACCAGCCTGCGCAGTGTCATTGTCTGGCGGTCAGAGAATTCTGGCTCAGCCCAGCGCGGATCAAAGACTTCAAACACGGGTCGCCCACGTACGAACTTGAACCCGATTCCGACGCTGCCCATGGCGCCACCGAAGTTGCGTGCTGACTTCATGCGGCCCCATAACGAAACCGCCTTGGCCCACCCATCGAGCCAATCTCCAGTGTCCGGATCGTCACTAAGCAGCTTGGGGCAGCGCTTCTTACCGAACAGCAGCGACGTGAAGCGCAGTGGGATCACTCGGCCAAGGTAGTATTGCGACGATGGACGACGGAAACGTAGCGGCATGTCGCCGCCTTCGTCCACGAACCCTTCGGGCGTGTAGCTCTGGGTCGCTACGTGGTCCGCCTCTTCGTCGGTTGTGGCCTTAGTTCCGTCCCAGTGGACCTTGTAGCCGTCGTATGTCGAGCACCTGAAGTGCCGCCACAAGATGTCCAGCTCAATCTGACGAGGAGAGAGCACCATTGTGGGCGCCGTCGCGTCGTCCTTCGTGACCATGCCCGCAAAACCGTTGACGAGTCCTCGAGCCGCAGGAGTGTTCTGTTCAATGGGCATTGGCTAACCCATTAGTCGAAAATGGTGATATCGCAAACAGCAGAGCTGACGCCCTTGACCCAAATCTTGGTGATCGACTGGCAGCGGGTGAGCTTTGCCCATGGGCGAGCACCGGGCACTAAGACCATGGCGTCAGTCGCGCCATCGAACGAGACAGTCACCGTATTGGCTGCCGTCGCGTTGGTGTTCGCCAGGTGTATTTCCTTGGGGAGCGTAGCTCCCGTTGGAGTCGTAAGGTCAACATCAGCCGCCGTCTGGTAGGTGGTCTGCGTGGTGATTGACTTGTGCAGGATCATGGCCTAAAAGCTCCAGGAGTTTAGGTGCGGACCGTGGGTCAGATACGCTCTACTGACCTTTGGGCTTTTGCGAGGCTACGGGCCGCACCTGAACACCTTACCACGACTTTTGGCCGGTCGCCTGAGTATTTATCCGCTGGGGAACTTGAGGGATCCCTGCCCGACGGTGCGCTTCTGGCGCCGAGTCTCTTTGCTGTGCCGGGTGTGCAGCTCCCGGTCATTCCGTAGGTGGCACATCTGACACCAGGCGCGTAGGTTGTCGTCCGTGTTGTCGGTTGTGTCGTGGTTGACGTGGGCCACCGTCAGGACGATCTTGACGAACCGGAAGCTGTACTCTGACCCACGGGCGAAGCCAAGCGGAGAGCCGTCCACGTCCGACCTGACTTCGCCTTCGGGTAGCATATAGGTCCCGAGGTCCGATTCGACCCCGCGCGCAATTAGGACCCTGTTGGGCGCCCCGCACTGCTCGCATTGGTTCCCGGCCCGCTCCCGGATGCGAGCCGATATCTTGGGCCAGTCGGCGGGATACTTTGAGCGGTCCATCGGTATTGGCTACTCAACAGGGTTTCTTGAATACCTCAAAGGAAATGTCCCTGGGCTTTGCAGGTAGACGTGAGGCCCCGCGTCAATCGCTGCCAGTCGCTTCTGCGCAGTCTCAAGCTTCTCCTGGTGCCGCTCGTTTAAATGGCACCGTTCGACGTGGCTATCTAGCTTCAACCTGAGCTCATCGCGCTCTTGCAGCGCCTTGACCAGCTGCTCTCGGGTCTGCGTCAGCTCTTGTCGCTCGCTACGCTCAGCCTCTCGAATCTCGTGGTCGACGTACTTTTGCAATGTCTCGCTTGTAAAAACAAGCGTGTCAGCGCTTGCGCATAACTCAACAACGCTGTCCCCAACAGCGAACCGAATTATATAATTACCGAGTTTGATGTCTCCTCCCTCACCACAGTTCCTAATTACTAGGCAGCTATTGGGTCCAGGTAGCAGGTCGAATTTCACGGTCTCTGGCTGCGCTTTTGGCATGTACTTGACGTAGCCCAAGCGCTTGGCCGTCTCGTCGATTTGCTCATTGGTCAAACCGTCACCCGGCTTGACGTAACCGTGCTGCCTAGCAACTAAGTCCAGGTCCGTTTCGCCCATGCGTTTATCTACTTCTTGGCGGAGCTCCATCATGACACCTTTCTCCAATTGGTAGCCTCTCGGCACCACGTAAGGCCAGGCTTGAAGGTCGCAACGTCTGAATTCGGCTCGTCGGGTCCGTCTGTGTAGGTCGAAATGTCCACCTGTTCGATGCCAATCAACAGGTCGCCGCGTCGCAACAAAGTGATCGCCCAAACACCTTCCCCGCCCTTGCCATACTTGGCTTCCAGCAGCGTACCGTCGCTGAAGATGAGCAACATGCCTTGCTTCTCGTCGTCGGTACCGTAGTGGTTCACTTCGCCGCTTACGTCCCCGTCGAATTCGATCAGGTCGTCGCTGCAGCCGTAAACCTTCGTGCCTTTATCGCTTGCCATCGTTCAGTTGTCCCTTCTTTCTAAACCCTTGCAGAATGTTGTGCTTCGTCGCAAGGTAGCGCAGGTGCTTGCGGTCCATCTTCGCTTCCTTGGCAGCCCGCGATAGGTTGCCATTGTGGCGACCGAGCAGCCAGGACACGTATTGGCGCTCGAATTCGTCGTTCACAAACTCGCGATGCTGGCCGAATGTGAATTCATTGTTGAATATTTTTTGTGCCAATTGTTCCTCCGCTCGCTACATGCCACCTCAGCATTGAGGTGTCAAGGCCCTATCTGAGACGGACGTCGACTTTGACGATTCTTCCTGCAATCGGCTGGCACTGTCGCGCACACTCACGGGCCAAGAATAGGCTCATCAGGCGGTCACCCGTGTGTTGCGTTGGCTGCCAAGACAACATGTCGTGCCGCAGTTCCCCAAACTCCGGGTTGGTCTGCAGGTCGCTTGTGCAGGGGAAAATCCACTTTCTATTGAACAATTCAGTGAAGATGGTCGGGATTCCGAATGCTGGGTCGCGAATCTTGGCGTCCGTCGTGTAATTTTTCATGGGAATGTTCACGAGCGACCGCGTGAACTGAAGAATGAAGTCTTGGGCCGCGTTATTTTCTAGCATTATGGTGCTGTGGAAACGACGATGCGTGTCAATTATTCGCCGGACAATCTCAGGTGCCGTCCACTTACCCGCTTCGATATTGAGCAATTCTAAAGAACCATCCGGATATTGGAGAATGGTTGCAAGTGATGTCAGATCGCTACTTGCCTTCTGCTGTACTCCAAAATCAACACCTGTGAACGTCTTATGACCCATGGGGACGTGTTTGAGTCTCGAGTAAAACTTCACCCGTCCGTCAGCCTTCGCAGCTCTCCCGATGCCACGCCACAAACAGGCATCTATCCAGTCGGGCGAGCACCACTCGCTGTCCATGTCCGTGTGCGGCTTGCATTGCAGCAACCGTTCGAACTCGATGGGATGAAGTCGCTTCTTCTCGGCGATAAACTCTGGCGTCCATCTTTCTGGCCATGTTGAGCGCCCTTCTGCGTCCTGCATCGGGTAGCGCCGGGCGAACCATCCTTTGATCCTGGCCCAACGGTGCAAAGCGTCGTCGATGTCCCAGGCGTTTCCGATAGCAACAACCTTTCCTTGCGTACGAATCAAGAGCGTCGCTTCCACCCACTGCGCGGTCTTGTCGCGCATTTCCTTGGTGAGAGTGTTGTCCCAGGTCAGTATGTCGTCCAGAACTAGACGGTCGATACGTGGACCCTGAATCTTGTTGAAGATACCGCGCGCTTGTAGGCTCGGGTCTTTGATGGTCTTGATTGGGCGATCAACGGTGAACGTGTGGTCGGTGCACGACGTCTTAGGGTCAATCTTGAGCTCAGGGAACACTCGCCTGACTTCCGCGCTATCTGTCAAGTACCTGCGAATGCTGCCCGTAATTGTTGAGGCCAGCGTGTCCGTGGCGCTCACCACGACATTTCGTTGATTTCGATTCTTGCCAAGTTCCCAGATGGTGCGACCGATGGAAAGCTGTTGTGTTTTTCCAGAAGCTAGACTAGCTACCAGGACAGCCCTAGGGTACTTGTCTAGAATTCGATGCCACTCGCGATGCATGGGAGCGAGCTGAATCGGAAGCCCTAGGATTTCGTCAATCAACACGTAAGAGCAGAACGCCGCTGAGTCGTCGCGAGCTGCCACCATGTGGGCAAGGTCGGCATCGATGAGCTGCTGGCGGATGGCGTCCGATATCTCGTTTCCGTTGCGAACGCCCGAAGCCTCCACGAGCTCTGGCGTTGCGTCGTAGAGCTGCTGGCGCGTCGGGTGGATGTTCTCGCTCAATCGATGACTCCGACCAGGCAATATGGCACATGGGAGCCACATTGGCAGTCGATAGCTAAGCCGCGGTAAGGACCATGCATCATTGGCAATATGGTTTCTTGGACTACTCCGCAGTCCTGGCACGGAGCGCTAAACGGCTCGATTCCGTGCCTGGCTGCCCACTGCTTCGGGTCAAGGCCGTAGAAGTAAACCCTAAGGTCTAGGTTTTGGCGTCTTGCGTCTGACAACGGTGGCTCCTTTGTCCGTCAGCTTCCACAGCAAATGCCCGCTGGGCCCGCCGCGTCGGAACGAGACAACCAACCCCTGCGTCTCAGCCTCAAGCAACGCGGGCAATGCCGTCTCGCGCGCCAATGCCTTCTGAATCGGTCCGCCCCAGATGGCGACCGGGTCTGGCGGGGATAGTTCGCTGACAGAAAGCGGGCCGTCGCGAAGTGCCAGCAATATCGTCTCGACGGTTGGTGGCGGGAGGACAGGCCTTTGCTTCGCGCGTAACGTACGCCTTACTGGCCATAGATGGCTCATGTCCTTCTTCCCATGAACCTGTCTCGGTTTGCCTTGCGGGTGGCGGCACGCTGTGTCTTGTCTTCAGTGACCAAGTGCTTTGGGTATTGTTGTGGGAAGTATCCGCCCTTGCGGTCGATGCCCTCCAGCTCTTCAGAGAGCACGTCCGCGGCGTCGCGCTGACCGATGTAGCGGGCCTCGTTGATGGCTTTGAGGACCTCAAGCGCTCGCATTACTGGATGTTCCCCTCAATGAATTCGCGGACCTTCTCGAGCGACCACCAGCCGACACCGACGGAGCCGTCGGTAAACAATGCCGCATTACCTTCGGTGATAAGCACCGTGCAGATGTATTGCTTGAGGGTGACATTGAACAACTTTGCCTGTGCCCGTTTGGGCTCAAGCTGCTCAAAAACCGCAAGCATCTGGTTTCCGGCCTGGCTTGTAAAGTGCAGCACCTTCGGCTCTTGGTTCATAGGTCTGCCCAATCTCGATATAGGCTCACTGCAGTCAT